ATTAGACAGGGCGTGTAAGTTCTTTTGGTCCCCCCCCGTTCGAAAGACAAACGAAGTTGATCATCAAGTCGTCTAGGTACTCCGACTACCTAATGATCAACAACGAATGAAGTCAAGGATGGTTAGTCAACATCGTGAACAGTCGGTGGATGTCATGTATCCACAACACAACATCGATTACTGCTAACACACAAACAACCCCTATGTAGTACCTGTTTGTGTTGTCGTCGTTCACGACACTTGAGTAGAAGCAAACGAATCAGCTGTAACTTTACGAAACATTCCTGTTACGTTTTCATTTACAATTTGATCGATTGCTTGTTGTGTTGCTACTACTTGATCGGTATCGGAGATGTCGTTACTCATCATCACTGTCCGTGCCAGTAGGCCACTACTGTTGTACCCTGCGGCTGTGTCCCAAGCAAACCATGCATCGAACTGAGTGAATGGATTGAATGGATTGTCGACTGTGGTCAACATGTACTCAACTGCCATTACTCTCCTTTCAATGATGACTTGAGTGTGGACACTGATACACCAAGGGCGCTAGCAATCTCGTCCTGTGTGTAGCCATTAGCAATCATGGCCTGTGCACGTGCCTTCTTGGTAGGCGTCATAAGCAACTGTGTTCGTGGTGTTGCTAGTTCCTTCACCTTATCAAGGTCGGCATTGTTCAGGATCTCAGACAACTTGTGGTGACTGATAGCGCCTGCCTGAATAGCATCCCATTCATCAGGTGAGATGTCAATCAGTTCTTTCTTAGCACCAACACGAATGCGTGCTTCAGTCAACGCTTGACCTCTAATCTTCTTGAGATCAGCAGCATCCATGTCTGGATTAGCAGCCCGCTTAGAGTTGACCGTGGCCTCTGCTAGTAGCTGGGCACTTCGTTCTAGGGGCCTGTTTTTCTTGGCGGTGTTCAATGCACGATTCAGTCTTTCAACCTGGGGTGCATACACTTGCTTAGCAGACTTCGAATACAACAAAGGTTCTACGTTGACGTAGTCCTTTCTTGCTTCATTAGCAAGCGCCTTCAAACGATTCGAATGATCTGCATAGATCTGTTCGATACGTGTACCCGAAGACAGTGTGTTCGCATCATCTGTTTCAGCAAGCTTCTTAGATTCCTTTGTTATAAGGTTACCACGATAAGACACCTTGCCTGTCTCGACAAAGACTTTCTTACCAGTAGCCTTATCAATAGGACCGCCTTCTGCAGCAGGCCTAGGCTTACGATCTGGTACACGAATCTCTGATGCTGCTTTAGTAATCAGAGTTGATGCGCCAGCCTTAGGCGAACCTTGGTACTTCTCTTTCAGTTGCGCAATGTTGTATGCACGAGCAGACGCTTTGTAATCAAGACCGTGTTTCTCAGAATCGATTACAACCATCGAATGCTTTACAGCACGAGCAAGTTCAGAAGAACTCGCACCATGAATGGACATGTCCGAAATCAAGTTCGTAACATTACCCATCTCGTACTGCTTGCGTGCTGGTGTAATCTTCTTGACTGATGAACCTTCAGGAATCTTATATGACTGTGGATCGAATCCTTTTAGTTCAGCCAAAGGCGACGACGTCTTAACATCACCATGATCATTGGGAATCACAAGAACTGAATCACCATCGAAATCTGCACCAGAAAGCTGTTCTGCAACTGAATGATGAATTCCAATTGCATCAACTTTTTCGGAGTTACCAATCAACGCCTTAGCTTCAGGATTGCGATTGTTCACTACCAATTCTGGAATTTCGAATGTCCCAGCATGAGGATAGCGAATCAATACAACACGTTCACCATTACGATGATTTGGTGCATAGACTTCAGTTGGCTTCATACTTGCAACAGGCAAGATCACATGCGACGCCTGTCGTGGCAATGCCGCAGCTTTGAGATGAACAGCCGATGAATCCGCATCATCAGCAAACGATTCCAACAACTTCTGCTTGACTGCTGGATTTGTCAGCTTTTGAATTGAATCCAGATCCATACGCTTCTGCTCATACTTCATAGCAAGCTGACGTTCAGCCAACGATGGATTCTGCTTAGACAACATCTGCGCTGAAAGACTCTTGGACCAAGTCGACCAATCACCTTCCTCATTGACAATATTCATTGCTGAATTGACTTTGTCATGAGAATCAGTAAGTTGACGAACTGTTGCACCAAACGGATTGTCTGTATCGATTTCGCCAGTTTCTTTATTGGTCTTCAATTCTTTCATTGCATCAAGTTTGTTTCCTGTATTCGATTTGTTCGTATTGAACACAAGATCCGTACCTTTTGGCAAATCATCCTTATAGACAGCCATACCTTTCAAATAATGGCCATCTCCAACCTTGATCCGAACCTGAGCATAACGAGCAGTACCCATTGAAATATCACTGACACCAGGACGCACAAATATGACACCATCAGCATTGGCACCACCATCTTCTTTGTAATTGATGGCAACACGCTTTGGGTCAATTGAAATTGGATCCTGAACGCCAAGTCTACTATTGAACGTACGACCACCATCCTCTGAATGTGTCGGACCAACAGTTTGAATCTGCGCACGATTAGCATTGACTTCTTTCCACTCCACACCAGGAGCAGCCAACACTTTCATGTTCGTGAATTCGCCAGTACCTTGCTGAAGCACCTTGACGTAATGAACTCCATAACCTTCTTTCTTGAGCACAGCAACTGCTGTATCCAAACGTGTCTTACTGACACCAAGATGGTTTTCAGTACCACTACCAATATCAAGATACTTCTTCTGTGCAACCATGTCACGAAGCTGGCTCGATGTTGCGCTTAGAGCATCAGCACGATCTTTGGCACCAGGTTCAAGCAATGAACGAACGGTGGATTCGTTGAGACCCATACGCTGCCCAATGGCAACGTTTGAATATCCCTTATCTTTCAGACGCTGCGCCTGACGAATATTGTCTTGACGCATCTCATTACGTGCAATCGACTTCAATGCACGAAGTTCAGTTGTCGATGTACCGAAACCTTTTGCAATCTCAGTATCAGACAAACCCTTATCTTTCAGATCAGCAACAGTCGCTGAAAATGATTTTGCACTTTCAAACGGTGTCTTACCAGAACCCCATGGATAGCGACCGGAATGTCGAGGAGTTCCGTAGTGCGCCAGTGAATCCTGGTACTCACCAAAATCAATTACTGGCATCTACTTCCTCCTTTCTCAACATTTCAAGTTCTTCATCAAATTCCATGATCTTGGTCATGATGTAAAACACCACAGCAGGATCGCCAACATATTCACGGATCTCATCACCTTGATAGATGCGTAGCTCGATTTTGATGTCATAAGGATTGACATCATACTCGAGACAGAAGAGAGCTGCGTACACCTCGAGTTGGTGAACGCTTGTTGGACTGAATCCAGTTTTCAAGTCGGAAATACGTAGCTTACGATAGCGGAAAGCAATAGCGTCAGCAGTCCCAAAAGCATTACGAGAGTAATATAGTAGGACTTCTGTATGCATACGATAACGAATACAATCGTTAATATACATACCAAGCAAAGTATTACCATTGTGTTGAATACCTTTTTCTATTGCTTCTGCAGCGTACGTATGTTGCTCAGTACCCTCTAGGGCCGCTTGTAAGGCGTACCAGCGGGTTCGCAGCTTATCACTGGTGTAATTCATCCAATGATAATAGCTAGGGCTTAGAAAGGCGTGCTGGCCTTCAAACCCCGAATGCTTCCTGAAGTGCATTTAACATGTCCTCTTCAATCTCTGGATAGATCACCATTGCAAAAGACATGTCATCAAGCACTTCAAGATAGTATTCCTGGTTCGGTTGAAACGGGGCGTTCTTACTTGCCTTGATTTCAATCATTCCCCATTTGTCACCATACAGCAGTGTCCAATCAGGAATACCTTGCTGGTACTGAGGATCGTTCTTGATCAGCATGCAACCAGGAAAAAGATTACGAATCTTCTTGGTTACTTTGGCTTGATACTGTCGTTCAGTCACATAAAAAGCCTCTCAAAAAAGTTTGATATTCTCTCTCCTTCTATTATATTCTGCGATTTATACGCGGGCCGATGTCTAAGGTTCAACTACCTCGAAGAACAAATATGCAGGCCAGACGTATGTCCGATTCAGGATTGACAAAACAAGATCATCTTCAAGCACGCCATACCATTTGGCAGCTTCGAATGAATCAATGAATGTCATCCCAGACTTCTTCTCGCGGATGTAGCGATCAATATGATGTTTGGATTGATAAGCGAACTGATGGTTGTACTTGACTGAGAACCATCGTGGACGCCAAACCAGATTGTTGACCTTACAGTTTGTGCGATCACCATCCATACATGTCGGTGTATCAAAGGCTGGACTTGGGTGTGGCTCTAAATATGCGTTGGCCACTAGTCTTGCAACAGATCGTTTGTACTGCTTACCTTGTCGCATCAACCCGACAACTGGGAAATCACGGTGCTGAAGGATGTAACGATGCAGCAAATATCCATTGAAGTCGTTACGAATATCGCCGTCTGAGCTTACGCTGTAACCGTTGAACCCCTCAATCGGTCTCCATTCGAGCATTACTCTCCTTGTGGGGATTGCCAATTTGCCAAGCATTTATGGCAAAAAAGTTTTTATAATGTCATATATGATGTCTAATGTATTACTTCCCGCGGGTGCGTAAGGTAATATAGGGTATTTAGACATCATGTGACGGTTTATAAAAAAGTTTTTTACGATTTTCGTTGGCAAATTAAGAGGTCGAATCCGCAAATAGCTGGTTTTTGGGCTCTTGAAACGACTTCTTACGCTTTAAAGCCACCCACACAGCGGTGTCAATACGGTGATCACAGCGTATCACGTAGTAGTACAGATCTACGTAATCCGTATCTAACCTGTCTATCCTTCCATGAGCCTGCTCCCACAGCTTGTACGAATATGTCAAGCTGTAGAAGCACACAGCATTAGTATTCGTACAGTTCCACCCCTCCGCACCTGCAGCGTACTGAACCAGATAAACCCAGTACTCACTATCTGGCAATTGCTCATGCTTGTGGCCGTTCCATTCAGCCACTTTCACACTGTCTTTCAAGGTCCTCAAAATCTCGAGTTCATAGTCGAAATTATAGAAAACGATCAATCTGCGATGCTTCCCTATCAGCTTATGTACCTCTGAGAGCCTCTGAGAGGCACTGTAAGCCACTTTCCGCCCACATCGGTACATATCCGCCACATCACGTAGCGGACGACCTTCAAAGACCTCCCAGCGTTTATCGACTACTTGCTTCATCAGCTCTTTGTCGTAGCCAACACGCACCAATTCAGTGTGTCTCACCGTATGCCTTTCCATTGGCATCTCGACCAATATGTCCTGACGAAGTTTTGCCATCTTTGCCACACCGACGTAGTGGTCCACAACCGGGTACTTCATGTACGGCTTGTAGACCACATGTTCGCGTCGGAATGCTGATTTGTTCTTGTAATGACCGTTAGCTACAAATACTGGGATATAGTCCAGCCAAGAGTCACCAGGAGTAGCACTGAGAAGTATCCAACGGTTAGAGCGAGCAATCTTGAGGAAAGCTTTGACCCACGACCCACTACCGACCAGACGCTGCTCGTCAAATATGAAGAAAGCAGAAACAACGTCAACGTACTTACCAAGGTTGTTCCACGAGTCAACCGTGAGACGTCCGTGAAGGCTAGAGTCGTTATCCCGACCAACGACAAATGCTGCGGCTTCGCCCTCCCAATCTTTTGAGTCACGCTTTTTAGCTGTAGTGATGACATAGATATCCTTTGGTGATTCGTGTTTTACGTAATACGCCATAGCCACGCGAGACTTCCCAGTCCCCACGCCACCCCAAAGAATCTTTCCGTTACCCAGCTTTGTAAGAGCTTCTTTCTGGTGGCCACGTAAGGGTGGTGATGGCATGTGCAACAATCTTTCTCTGTCGTTCTGTCATTGATTGCAACCCCAGATATTCCGACAAGTCATTCTTCTCCAAGAATTTCACCACTCGCATACGGCCCCACCGCTTTTGAGCGAGTAGTACTTCGAACAACGCCATATCCCTCAAGTCTTCCGGTGGGTTCATAACCACATCCACCACCGATACTTCACCTTTAAATATCCGCTTCTTGATCAACCCCCTTGCTATACGGACATTGTCAGCTTTACGCAGTGCTTCTTCTCGGTGCATCCATACCTCCGAAAAATATAGGACAAGTGTGAGCCGCCCCAACCGAAGTCAGGGCAGCCCACGCAATTTTCGATTCGACCCTTTAGGTCGATATATGCCTGTTGTGTGTTGGTAATTACAAAACAGGGTGTCAGTTGTACTGCGTCAAATATGTGTGCTAGCCGCTCTGGGCGGTCCTCTGATGCGTACTAGTGATCGCATGGCTCACATCGCGTGTATGAAGGTATGCGCGTCCCACCTCTCACCCAGGTTTCCCAGGGGTAAGTTTGTTGTAATTTGCTCTCCGAGTGGTTACGGAGAAGCTAAGAAGTGAAGAAGGCGCAAAGGCCTCTCAATTCAATTACTAGTCCTTCGGCAGCTCAGCAGCCTTGAACTCGAGCTTCTCCTCGTCGGTGAGGGAATCCCAGAACTCCTTCATCTCAATCATCCGGACGGGCTTCTCCGGTGTCGAGAAGAACTTCTGCAAGTCGACGAGGCTGTTGGGCATTTGTACTCCTTTGATTGGTGTGTTAACTGACAGGCACTTCCGGCTGCGGCTTCGCAGCTTGGTTCGCCTTATCCAGGGCTACGCCCTGTAGCGGGTCGAACGAGGACGTGAACGCCTTGTCCTTGTAGACCTTGAATCCCCTACCTGCGTAGAGAATCCAGTCGCCTACAAAGGCTCTAGTCTGGCGTTCATTCATGGGGTTGAGCACATGCACCTTGATGAACTCACTCCCATCCTCCTGCTCGACAGTGCCCTGACACCAACCGGCCACCTCGTTGAAGTTGGACGCTGACACCTTGACCGCCTCGACGATCAGCGGCTTCTTCTGAAACTTCTGGATTTCCATTCGTAATTCCTAACTTGAACGTGGTGGTTTACTTAGTTGCGATACTGCTCTTCGTCATCCTCGTCAACGTCGAACTGCCCGAACGGACCGGCCACCCGTCCGAGCACGTACCCGAAGCCAACGAGGATGATGCATATGACAAGACCACTAATCGTCATCTAACGACCGTGCTTCGTCCGTCATAATCAATATGGTCTCCATACTTATGACCAATGGGTAGAACACAGCTAGAAGTACCGCCCCCAGGCAGACTTCCAACGTGCTGTCCACAAGCTTTGTAGAAGTTGTCACCTTTCCAGTTGATCACCTTCTCCTCGATATCACAGAACATCGAGTTACCGAGGTCTATGACCTGAGTAGAATCGATCACTGCTCGTCCAGATCTGCATACTTCTTCTCCAGCTCGTCCTCGTCGATCGTGACGAACAGCGACTTGAGATATGCCTTGATGCCGGTCTTGCCGTTGACCGACCACTCGTAGGGCCTGACGATGAGATCCGCGTTCTGGATGTCAGCCCAGTCCAACATCTCGACCTCATCTTCACCCAGGTTCGTGCGACCCCTCGAGGTGATCACCGCGACCTTGGGTGGACGACCCTTGTATCCGACCGACACCTGCAAATATGCCTGCGCCGTTTCATCCTCGTCATCCTCACGAGGCTTGAGGTACTTGACGTTCCAGCCGTCGGCCAGCATGGCCTCAGCCACATCGTCGTTGAGCAGCACCGAGAAGTTACGATCGCCCTCTCGGTTGTACTGCTGCTCCTTACCTGCGAAGTTGCGGAAGACGATCTTCACGCCCTCCATCAACACCGTGTTATCTTCAGCCATCTTTCTGCTCCTCATCTTGAATATGAATGGGATCGTTTCGTACTCTCCCACACCTTACGCACGATCGACCGTGCAGATTGCTACCTACTGGGAAATCGATGAAAATATGCCGATCCTCTTCAAAGCCCCGGATCAGCTGGTCAATACCTTCGATCCCCATTAGTTGACTCTGAGATTCTCCGCCTTGACGTAGACGTCGAGGTAGCAGCACTTGCTGTCACCGTCATACGTCACCTCGAAGTAATGCCCATCGACGCGGTCGGTGCTGACCAGCGCCTTCCAGTTCTGCAGCGTCTTGCAGAACCAGACGATGTACAGATCCTCAACGAACAACTTGGTGTCTGTACGAGACACAGCATTGCGATTGAAGTACTGCACGATCACCCGCTTCGCCTGGTCCATCATGTGGTCACTCCCACGAGGACGCTTCTCCGACATCATCGTCATGCCCGAACCCTCGTTGCTGAAATCAGCTTTTTCATCGCTCATGCAACAAACTCCTCAAAGCTTCCGAATTTCTCGATGGTCTTAATGGCATCATCTTTGAGCTTCTCGAAATATGCCATGTCAATCTTCAGGTCCTTCACTTGAGACGCGAGATGGGATTCCATCCACAGATGACCCTTGGTACCGGCCACTGCGTAGTACTTGTCGTCCTTAACCCGATATAGAACCCCTCCACCCTCAAGAACCGGAACAAACGAACCGGTCTTACCCACATGACGCATTTTTCGATGGTCACGCTCTTCGGATGTCCCGTCTCGTCCTTCGATGTCGAGATATATGACACCTTGGTTGACACTTTTGGCCTCACAATAGTCGCTGAATTGAATAAGCTCGTGTGAGAACAGTTCCTTGTACACGTACGGATGAGCGAATTGCGCACCAATACATGTGTACTGATCTCCCTTCCGAGCCACATATACTGCATCGTTCACGAGAACGAACTTGTCATAAGTTGCCTCATGCTCAAACTCGTACCCGTACTTCTCACCGTATGTCTTGACAAACTCGATCAGAGTATCATCGACATCTGGAATCTTTACCGAATCGGTTTTGATGTGTACAACCTGGGCCCCACCCTTCTGGAGCTGGTGCTTCAAGTCAATCATGAACAACGCGCCACGCTTGGCCACGATGTTGTCGACATTGCGAATATCCCGAAACGGGTTATCAAATTTTGCGCTGGTAAGGCCGTACACAATGTTGAGAGCAATCCGCAAAGCGAACGCCAACTCACTACCATGCTCGTCAACCTTGTGATCTTCAGCTCCTTCAAGAAATGGAGCAAGTCGCCCATCGAACATCTCTCGAGCTTTAGCGTACTCCTGTCGCTTGATCGCGATACGAGCAGCTTTCAGCTCTGCGTATTTTTGGGTGTATGGACCAAAGAGGTTGAGAACTTCGATCGTTGCCGGATGCATCGACGCAACGTCGAGCACACCAACATTTGTATACATTCCTGGTTCTGCATACACGTATCCGCCTTCTCCTGGATCTTCGCCGCGGTACGTTGATTTTCCGTACGAGAACTCATAACCAGGAAACTCCTTACTTAGATCCGTATACACAAATTCCCGCTGGGGATTTTTCTCATCGCCAAACAGGATTTTCGCTGTGTGACGCTGCGTTGTGTCATTAATGGACAAACCGGAAAGTTCGGCCAAAATTTGCCTCGCGGTAAAATCTCCCTTGCGATCTTCGAATACCGCCTCAGTGGCCTTTACGTCATTGACGCAGTACTCAACCACACGGTCCCAATCCTTCGGATCCACCGGCTGGTCCCACGGTAGATCCAGTTCCATGTGGGGTAGACCAAGATCAATCTCGAACTTCTTCAGACCCTGGCGTTTGGTGCTGAAGTCCCAGATGTCAGCGTAAGATATGTTGTAAGCCGCAGCGAACGTGGCATTACGATTACTATCCACGATCATCTTCTGGCTCAGTTCATACAGACGCTCCACTCCCCAGCCAAGACTTGCTGCATACAGAATATGGTTGTCATATCTTCTGCAATAAAACCCCACAAGTCTAAGTCGAAAGAGATCAGTAACGTCGGCGGCTGATGGATTGACCATTCGGACGACTTCGTCACTTCCTTGGTACTTCCAGCAGACAACGAAGAGATTTTTGTAAACCTCCACATCAAAGAACACAAGTCTCTCGTCGCCTTCTCGATCAACCGAAACATGCTCTCTCTCCGAACTGAACTTCATTGATTGAACAGTCTTCAGTGCGGTCCCAGCCTGATTACTGCTGTTGTTGGCGAACGCGAGAATCTTCGTTCGCATGTCCGACACGTCGTACTCCATCCCGGACTCGTATGCTTCTTCGAGTACCTTATGGATGAAGTCGACGCTCGGTTTGGTACCTGCGTGGATTTCCTTTTTCAGATTGCGTTCGATCATGCGCCGCAACCCTCTCTCAGAGGTGATAGCTTTTTCGGTTAGAACTTTCTTCTCCTCCTTGAGCGGAAGCCCGCTACTTATCTCAGCAATCGGTACAGCATTACAAGCAGTGAGCTTCCGTCTGAGAGCCGCTGATCCAGAATAGACCTTGACTTCAATGCCCTCGGCAAAGAGGTTGTGTAGTCTGGATGCGTCTCCAAGATACTCGTAATGGAGGTGAAGTCCGTCTCCGGATTGAGACACCTCTGCATACGTTGGCGGCCAGCTGCTAGCTGCTTCGAGATTTCGCTCGAGTCCTGAGTGTCCATTGATTGCTTTCAGATCAAAGTCAATGACAATATGGTTCTCAGGCACCTGAACATAGTGTAATTCTGATGTCTTGATGTCTGAGAGCTTGGTAGTTACATTCTTCCAAGCTTTGCTCGGAGTACCATCAGCTTTAGCCTGCTGTGCTGGACAGTCAGACAACAGTTGATCCAGTAGAGATGTCGTCTCTCCCAATGATAGCGTGAATACGCCTGGATCTTCAGTCTGAGTTTTGAACTTCTCAGCAGTGAAGCCGTAATACACACTGCGCATAGTTTTACCATCAACCTCACCACGATCTTTGAACTCCTTGAAATAGTTGCGTAGCTCTTCACGCATTTTGTATTGAGGTAACGGGCGCTCGATACCAGTGTCAGCACAGAACTCCTTATACAGAGAATATGCCTGTGTCAAAGGCATAGCCTCTTGAGACTTGAAGATGTCGTAGTTGGCCTCAACAAAGTTGAAGAACACATCCGTCTGCAACATCATCTCAGTTGGTCGATAGGCGTTGTAGTGGTTCTTGCCCATCGACTGAAACACTTCCAGACAGTGATGAGCTATAGCGCCTAGCTCAAAGCTGATCTGTTGCATCAACTGTTCGTAATGCTTTGGCGGAATCTTGATACCTGTCGGATGAATATCAATCAACCGCCGCAACATTCCTGACTTGGCGTCAGAGATCTTTACTGGCTGGTTGGAACCGATGAACAACATCGCGTTGATACGAGAAGGATATGATGCCTTGTACTTCTCGTTCATCACTATCTCCTCGTGGGAGATGATGCTGTTCAGTCGGGTGTTATCCTCAATTCGTGAAAGATCGCCGTCGTGTTGGATGGCAACAAGTGGATTGTTCTTGAATACCTCAGTCGCGAACGCAGCATTCGACGATCCAAGTGCTTTTCCGTCAAATGTTGCGGTGTATCCTTCAAAGAGTGAGGCCACAATATTAAGAATCGTGGACTTTCCTGTCCCAGCCGAACCATAAAAAACCACAAATTTCTGTATCTTCTTAGCCTCACCCGAAACAATAGCGCCGATGGCCCACTCAATCTTATTGCGTTCTTCGACTGAGTAGAGAGTTCCGACCAACTCAGACCAAGCCTCGATAGAACCAGGGCCAAGAGCGTACGGTAGTCTTTTGCTGGCATAGTCCGTCTTCTTAATTTCGGTGTTTGCAAATATGAGTTTGGTATCCAACTGGTGGCTGTTGTCACCAATGGCTGCCATGTACTTTTTGAACTGCACCCAAGTCGTACTGTTGAACGAACGCATGGACTTGACTGTGTACGACACACCAGTCTCACGGAACAGCTGATCTGCTTCGCGATTCAGATCCTCATCCACAAGACGCTGCACGTCGTACTCATCACGAGACCAAATATGATTGGCCTCATCCCAAACAGCGTAGAAAGAACGACCTTGGATCATCAGATCCTTAGACCTACCAACGATGAAGTCAGGATATAACTCCATGCCTTCCTTCGTCTCTTTACTACGGATCTGATAGAAATCCATTGTCACCTCCTATCTACTGTTCTCAATCAAGTAGGCATGCATCTGATACCACAACTCGACTTGGGTTTGATCTTGCTTCGGGTATTGCAGAGGAAATAACCCACCTTCACCATGGTGTGTGTAACGACGCCAGATGAAATCGTCGATTATCTCCTCAACTCGGTTCTGTCGTTTGATGCCCAGAAATCCCCTGAACCGGCCGAAGCCTAGGTTGTTGAGAAATATGGTCATCCACTCTTGAGATGATTGTCCCGTCTGGAACTCACAGCGACGGGACAACGCGATCAGAACTTCAAGCACAGAAATATACGGCCACAGATCTAGAACAGTTATGTTCGTTTCTGCTGACCACTCCTGCCTTAGGTCCTGCGCATCGGCAATACGATTGTCATCGTTTGCCACGACCCAGACGAACTCATACTTGTGGATCAGTTCCAGTAAGTGATGAAATTCGTCTGGGTATTCTGTCTGCTGAATCAGCCACTCAAGATATGACTTATTGGCGTCTTCATTCGTCATCGAAGCGCTGACGTCTGCGGTTGCGCTCGAACGAATGCTCGAGGAACCCAGCAACATCGACGGAGTACTTTCCGTCGTTCATCACGACTTCAAAGTCGCAACTAGTTCGTGGGTTACGGATATAGAGAACGTTAGGGTCTCCGGATCCGTGTCCTGTTCCGAACATCTTGAGATTCTCAGATCCGACGATATGATCGCGAGGCTCCAACACTTCATCTCGCTCGTCACAAAGTACGTCGTCTCCGGCGTAATATGTGATTGTCGTATCCTCATAGTCCTCGAACTCATCATCCTTTTGGAAGAACTCGTCCTTGTGAATGATGTATGGCGCGCCTTCATCCAGACTAGAACGCGACTCCATCTCGGCCTCGTAATCCCAGCCCTCGATGATGGTGGTCTCGAAGACATTGACAGACTGCTCTGCCTCTTCCTCCGCGACTACCTCAGCAATTGCTGCCTTCTCCTCAGGGGTGTAACCGAGATTCTCGACTACCTCCTTGAGTTCAGGCTTCTCCCAGTTCTGACGAGCCCGCTCATAAGCTCCTCGAGTCTTAGCCAAATCCTCGACATGCTTCTCGCGAAGCTCTTCTGCCAGCTTGTCATACTTTGTTGCAACCCTGGCCTCACCCCTCTTCAAGCCCACAAAGAAGCCGATATTCAGACCAAGGAGCAGGCCACCAAGCAAGAATTGCCCTTCCCGAGTTGTCACCCTTTCTGCCATGACAGCCGCTCACCTACACTTTCGATCTTGTCGTAGATGAGACCATCGACGTTGAAGTCGAGGAGAATGGACGCTTCCTTGCCGTTGACGAAATCTCGGACAGCATCCTGACCGGTGAACACACCGAAGTCCACGAAGTTGTCCCCTTTGTTGCTTAGGACCCATCCGACAACAGAGCCTGCTTTTGAACGCTCGAGTCCGAGCATGTCGTATACCTCATTGAGGAAGACATGGCCACGAGCGTGAAGCAGATCATTCGCGTAGTTCTGCTGGCACTTGAGGAAGATCCTGTTGTACTCAGCTTCTTTGCTCCAGTTTTGACACGTGGCATCGAAGAACCGCGCGTACTGCGACGGCTCCTCGTCGGCAACGTGATCAACCTTCCGCGTACGACCAGTATCTGGGTCAACGATCTCACCTTTCTCGCTGCCGTACCGCATGTGCTGATCCGCGTCATAGCCATACTTCTCGACAACGCGGTTGCGATACTCACTGAAGCTTTTCTCAATTGCTGCATATGCAGCTGTGAGAGCAGCATTCCTCTCGTTGAGAATATTGTGCGACTTGGTCAGCGCTGCCACCGACAGGGCTCCAACTGCAACTGCAGGCAGATAAAGCCGTCCCAAATGTATGACAGTCTGCACCTTGATGATGCGGATGTCGCGAACCCGGTCAGCCTCAGAATAATCTGGATGCTCGGTCTTCGTCGCCAGCTCCATCCGCTCCTGCGACTCCTCCAGAACTTCCTCCACCTTCAGGGTCGCTCGGCACGCGAGAACTGTCGACCCCACCATCCCGACAACCCCCGCCCCAAAGAGCAGGTTGGGTGAACTCTTCTGTACTGAGAGCAGTTGGCGGCTCATTGCAAGCCCCAAGCTCTTTGGGATTAGACTCATGATCTTCCTTCTTTTTTTGTTCTTTTAGAAATATGGCGACGACCTGCTCACTAGTCATACGGCGAACCCGACGGCTCCAACGAGAGCCAGGATACATCGCCTCAACATATGCTCGTGCTTTCAGATCGTCGTCCATGATCTAGAGAGCTACGAGATGGGTCGGTTCGGGGAGGTCAAGCAAATATCCACCTCTGACCCGGCTTACGCTGGATCCCTTGAGGTTTGTCCATCCCCACTGCTTGTCCACGTGAGTAGATTTGATACCGGTCAGCTCGTACAGATCTGACACTGTCACTTCTTCATAGCGGCTGAGCAGATCGTAAAGCCGATCCAGAACATCCTCAGCCTCCTGCCGAGAGTCCAACACGATCTCATCGAAATCGTGCATCACTCGGGCACGCCGTGAAAGGTCTTGATACTGCATCGCCTTCACTGGCTGTTGGCTCATACGGTTGTAGGCAACATGCCCCAACGCTGAGCCCATACCTCTACTACCACGACGCTTGCTTTCGCCGAATATGAGCTTCTCAAAGCCCGCAGAACCAGCCTCGACGAGAGCATCTTTTGCTGCCGGAATCAGCACGCCAAATAGAACGTACTGCGAAGCCGACTTGAGATCACCGCCGAAGAATGTGTTCTGGAACTGCTTGGCCAGACCCTTCTTGCGACGAGTTGGGTCACTCTTGGTGACACGCTCGATCTTCTTCTCTTCCGGTTCCGGCTGCTTTGACTTCACACTGTTAGGCGGAAATTGCTCCATAGTTTCTCCGTTGCAAAAACTAAAGGCCGTGTTAGGGTCTTTAGTCTTTTGACTTACTAATTGGTGCTGCTTGTCTTGATCTGCTCGATCGTCTCTGCGGCCCAATCAATCTTGGCGTCAGTCCATTCCTTAGCGATATCCGACACCATCCAACCAAGTGCAGTCGAACCGACGGCGATCTCGATCTGGTCGAGGGTCGTGTCTGGTGCGGTGTTATTGGTGATGACATCGTTGATCACTTTGGAAACGCTGGCGCCAACAACGAATTGTGCGGCGAGCTTGATGTAGTGCAGTTTGGGCATAACAATCTCCTTTAGTGGGGTCTCATTATTAGCCCTGTTTTTCTCGCGACTAGTCTGTGACTATGAACCCCAGTTGAAGCCGCCTGACTAGTTCCTCGTGAGAAAGCGATTCAGCTTCTACACGAGACATGGACCGAGGCATCGTTGGGGTCTCTTCTGTCTGCGTGATCTTAGCGATGTCCGCATCCAGGTTCGCGGGCATGATCCCCACGACGAACTCGGCAGCCACGTCGGCCTTCGTGGCCAGCTCCATAAACAGCTCGCTGAACGCCTCAGAAGCCTCGAATTCCTCGCGGATGGCTGCGTTCTTGCGGAACCGGTTGCCGTCACGGATCCCGTAAGACCGAAGGATCAGATCCTTCATGGTGGCGATGATCAGCTTACCATCGCTTGACTCTGCCACCTTCTTCAGATGTGCCTCGATTCCCTCAGGGATCTCGACCTCCATCTGAATCAGCTCTGCCTTGGAGAGGTGGAAGCAGAGTTCCTCGGTGACCTCTTCGTTGTCGTAATTTGTGTACGTCACACTACGCTTCAGCATTCGATTTCCTTTGGTACTGTTCTGGACTGATCTCGTGCGATTGGTCCTCGATTGACAGGTTGCTTGGATACGGCGTGACATTACGCCAGAAATCATCCAGCTTCACTTCGTAGCCATTGATGGGATATTCCAGGATCACATCCCAGGTATTCCCATTGAATCGACATACGTCGACCTTGATGAACTGACTGCCCCACCACCACTGGCTCTGGCGATGGGGCAAACGTATTACTGTCACCCGTACACCATCGTGTACTCAGGGATCGGTCGACAGGCGAAGTCCATGCACAGGCACGGGCGCTTGTCTGGTGCAAGCACGGTGGAGAACGTGACGTCGATCAGGTCGTCCGACTTCCACCCAATCTCGTCAGATATCCCGTTTGGCGGGAGCCCGATCTCGTCGTAGAAGTGACTCAGACTCGCATACTGATGGTCGAGAATATACGAGTTAGTCGTGTTCACAGCCTGGCGAATCGTCTCGACACTCGACTCGAAATATCGCCCGCTGTACGCATCGAAGCACAGCACGTTGCCGTTTCCGATAATCACTTCTCGAGACATGGGTGTGTCGGATACCTGGTCCTGAGCAAGCTCGTCTCGCACCGCTTGCTCCTTGTTCACTCCCAGCCGATCCAGGGCCTTGTCCTTGTAGTCCTGGAACCGCTTCTCTGAGAGAGAATATGCTGCGGCCAATGCAGCCGCCTTCTTGGCATCCAGACGATGACCCAAGATGATTGCCGTGACAGTGAGTGTGCCAACTGCAACTGGCGGAATATAACACTGCCATGTTGCTTGTAGCGTTTGTTTTGTGGTGGGTACCGCATCCGGATCTACATCATAATGAATCATGATGTGCTCAGCCTTGACTGCAGCTTTGCCAGACAGTACTGCAGTCGCAACGGTTCCTGCAACACCGACACCTGTGAGGATTGTCGACGCGTTCTGCGTGAGGAACGTCTCACCACGCTTGAGAATATGATGCAAATTCATGCGTCCCACCTCTTGTTATCTGCTGCAACGATTACAATTGCAACAACATTGATGAACAGGCACAGCCAGACCACAATCATTGGATCCATTATCTTTACCTTGTTTTGATCCCCAACGCATTGGGGTTTCGTTTTAACGCACGGTGCTCCGCGATCTCGCGGGACGACGCACGCACCTTTACATCACGAGTCACTTCCTTGGGGAAGCGGAGCGTGATGGTGTATACCTGCTGTTTGCTGCGAATCTGCATTACCCTCTCGACTCCCGAACGAAGATCCAGATCAACCACAACCCTCCGGTGCAGCATGTGAGGACACAGTCGACAACGAAGTTGCCGAAGCCATACTTCTTGCGCTTCATTTTGTACTCCTTGGATTTTGGGTGGGACAAAAAAATGAAAGGTGGAACGTGTGATCAATTCCTAAGCTATTGCTCCCTTTCATTATAGGACGTGTTTTATCTGCGAATCAGCCAGCTCTCTGCGATCTTCGCTGCGAGGCTTAGACCTTTGACGATGATGAACGCTTCGAGCCCTCGATCAAAGACTTTGTCAATGATTTCATCAGTAACCTCAACAGAAGGAACTTGAGGCCCTGCATGAGCATCACGCGCAAGACGAACTTCGAGATGGCGGCGTCCTTTGACATTCACTTCGACTCCTTAGTTTGGGACAAAAAAATGATGAGAAGTCTACAACGAGTGACGAACTGTTGTAGAAGCTGTTCCATTGAAGGAACTACATTCGCATCAAGCTACTTCTTCTCATTATTAGCTGTGTAATTTTCGCGAGACAAAAAACTAAACCACTTGTTAGTGATCTAGTTTTGAAACATTACGACTGCTTCTTGGTGGTCTTCGTGGGCTCTTCCGGGGTGGGCTCGAGATCGACGGTCTCGCTCTCCTCCACGCGCTTGTTGATCTCGTTGTCCAGCATTCGGATCGCGCCGTACGTCGCCACAGCGGTTGTGACGAGAACGATGCGATACCGGTTGCGAACGACGAAGTCACGAGTGCGGGTAAGGCGGCTCGGGGTCTCGGTCTCTTCGACGGTGGGCTCCATGATAACTCCTTAAATTAGGGTATAGGTCTCATTATTAGCCCTGTTTTTTTCGCGAGTGAAAAATTTTAATCAATGTAAAAAGAGAACGCCATGTATCTTCTACATGACGCTCCCCTTTTCAACGTTACGGTTGGTTACCGTGCACGCAGGATAAATCCCAGCGCTTTCGACGTGATCACATTTGCTCTCTCGAAGCCGATGATCATTCCGATTCCGAGAAGGTTGGCGGCGATTGTGGCTTTTGTATCTGGCGACACTTGTGCGGAGGACTTCTCGTCCTGACGCATTTCGTGCAACTTTTCAACTCTTTCCAAAATCTTGCCAAACTCCTCGGTGCTCGGGTCATAATCATTCAGCGATTCGATTGTACGAGTCGTGACGGTCTCAAGCGGGGTGGGTTGTTTATTCCTACTAAGCATTTTGCCTCCTGTAGTGGGTCTCACTATAGGCGGTGTTTTTACTGCGACGGCGTCTGAGTCACAGGCGCCTGGATCTCAGGAGGCGATGCTGCAACCGGTGCTTCCCACGTCACTGCCGGTGGCGCAGGCGCACTAGGCTTCACCACCTTGAGGAGTAGTTGCTCCGTCTGATCGATGAGGTTTGGATCTGTCTTCAAAGCCAACTGATAGATCTTCTTGGCATCAGTCTGGATCACGTTCACAACGCCGTCGAACTTCGCATCAGACGTGTTGTAGTTTACCTCGTTCGCCTTGATGAATGTGCCCAAGGCTGCTGTCGCAGATGCGATGCCCCCGACGACATACTCCGGTGACGGGAGGTCGAGTGCACCAGCAAATGCGAAATATAGAGCGCCGCACAGAGGCAGCACAATATGAGCAAATACCTTGAGAATGTCGAAGAACACCGTCTCCGCAAGGTGGCTGTGTTTTGTAACGGTTACAGGTGTTGTCATTCAGAATCCTTTCGGGGAGAGCTGTTCCGCGTTACTGATACTGTATTGAGCAGTAGGCGGAGTTTGTTTGGTGAACGCGTGGATCGTAACGTTCTTTGCTGGATGAGAGCAATCCGTTAGCTCAATCCAATATAGGACCTGTAACCGATTTTGCTCATTGGCAAGCTGAAGTTCTGTCTCACCTTCAGCAGCCTTCAATACACTCGCCGAGATACCCAGTTTTGCAAGAGCTGCGTATTGTGCGGCGTTTGTGGCTGTCGTGTAGCTGATCGTCTGCTTCAACCCGTTATAGGTCAGCAGGTCAACACCAGTTTGTGCGGCACGGTTGACATTGACAGCAATACACGCTCGTTGCTGAGTACGAGTGATCTTGTCGAGGGTCTGGTTGTTCCTTGTACTCTGAGCGAGAGTGAACACCAGAAGACTGATCATCACAAGCCCTACAGATATACCTGCTCCTATCGTGATCCACTTATCACGCATGAGCAACCTGGAGGATATTGATGACGATCGTCCCAATTCCGATCAGAACGACAGCGATGATACTCAGCCACTGCAGCATCTTGTTACTTGATTCTTGCTTCTCAGTCTCGAGTTCCACAACCCTCTGGCCGAGCAATTTCTGGTTCCCGTCTAGCCGCTCGAGTCGAACGGGAACGTCGGCGAGAAGAGACAGTTGCTTCTGCATGTGTTCGATCTCAACTCGCAGATATTTTTCCATACCATCTAGTCTTGCGGTGATTGCTGCGGGTGTGTCGGGTGACATTAGGTTATAACCGCCACGGTAGGATAAGCCTTTTCTCCGGTCGTGTCTTGTGAACGAATGTACTCAGTGACTCGTGCTTTCTGCACAATACCACTAGCTCCCTGAAGCTCGATCACATCCCCCAGAAAGTAATCTGTCCCGTATTTGTATGGGCTTTGAGGAACTACCTCACCATCAACAGCTTTGGTATAAGCATAGTTCCAAAGAACGTTGAAAGCGTAGTTGTCAAGCTCTGTCGCAATTAACGCCTCAAGTGTGGCAATGGTTGTACCATCGCTTAGGTTTGCGTCGTAGTTAGAGATGTTGAAATCTGTGTCATCAACAAATACAACCCGACGATCAAAGTCAGTCAACGTATCTGCACCATCCAAATATCCATAACCCATACGCGGATTAATTGATTCGTCTGACTGATCTCCGGTTGCTGGATCAGTAATGGTGACTGTCGTCGGCATACTCGAGGCATAGACGTAACAGATGTTCTTGAAGTTCTGTTTGGAATATAGCTCTGTCGTGTTGACAAAAGACTTGTTTCCAGGCGAGAATCGAACCAGAGGATAAGTCGTCTGATCACTTGTACGATCTTTGCCCACATAAACGGTGAAGACCAGACTGTGCCCAATACTCGACTTACCTGTCACTACCAATTTGATTCCCTTACCATAATTTACTGCAAGAGTTTGAATAATCGAGAACACATCAGCAGTAGACACATCAATAAGTTGGGCCGTGGTGTCTGTATCCAAGTTGACAACGGTGAGGTTACTGATCTGTTCCTGCGGCTTCAACCCAACATCAACACCAAGATATGCTGGGGGAAGACCAAGACTACTAAGATCAGACAACGTGGTCATCTCTGTCACTATTGATGCGATTGCTTGTGACGGAGAAGTTGACACTGTATAGGTATTAATACCTATTTTGGGGTTGACCTTCGCTGGACGCTGGTTGAAAATATCAATGATTGACTTACCAGTAACAGTTAGAAGATCGCTTGCAACCGACTGTGTATTGATAATCATCGACTCTTCTGAATCAACAAGACCCAATTTAGTATCAATTTCCAAAAGCCCGAAATTACTTGGTGTTGCAGGAACCGTCAGTGAAAAATCTCCGGCGTCAGAATATCGCTCAGTCCAGATCAGCGACGTGAACGCATCGATTGAGATGTTGTTCTGGAAGTTCTCGTCCAGTACATACAGATCCATTACAGACCACCGAACTTTGGCGTGTAGGTCATCTGCCAAGCTTGGCCGCCACTAGTTGTACGCACCATGAAGTTGTTCAGACCAGGCTTCAACTTGATCCAGGCAGTATCAGCAGTTGTCTGCCACATCAAGCTAGTTTCAACACCACCTGCAACTTCGCTGATATCTCGAGCCCCATCCGTTGTGTCAAACACGATGGAATGAGTGGAATCGATGAGTACCGTGAGATCTGTTTGCTCAGTCTCTGCAGTGGTATTGAGAATATGAATTGTACCCGTGAAGTCAGCACCCAAACCCTTACTGATCACAAGATGGATTGGAACTTCAATTGACCCGACGTAGTTGATTGGGTGAATTCTCGGATCAAACCCAATATGGGGCCACTCATCTGTCGTATCGTTGAGAACCACCGGAGCGATAGCAACAAACGCAGGATCAGGACAGATGATTGAAATCGCTACCTCAGGATCTTGCGCAAATATGTTTGGGGTGATGCTCTCGACGACACCCTCGATACTGACACTTGGAAGATGCGTGCTGTCGAATTGAAGACTCACACTCTGCTTGGGCATGAAATATTGGTAAAGCAGAAGCCTGAGATTCTCTATCGTATCTTCAACCCAATCTGGGTTATAACCGACCGTAACCACAATATTCCGGTCTGGGATGGTTGCACCAGTGTAATACGCTCCATCAATATCACTGTACTGAGTGGTATTAACCGCAGCTTTGACTGGATCCAAACCGGAAATATCTCTAACCTGAATTCTGTCCAGGACAATGCTGCTATCCATATGAAGCTCAAGCGCTTCTGTCGTCCAATTTGAAAGACTAGTCGCGGTCAGTTTTGTCAACACCGGTGCACCTCCTTTCTGAAAGCATACAGCCGGACCCCACAGAATATGTAGAGCCCGGCCATAGCTTATGTGGCCTCAAGCATCTTCTTCGCCTGAGACAACTGGTTCTGTGTCTGGCGATATATTTCGATCTCAGAAAGCGCTTTTGGTGAGTAATTGTTTTGTTCAAACGTTAGCACCTTGGAATTCTGAGACCCCACCAGATCGGCGATTGACTTCGCCTGTTGTTTATTGACGGCTGCCGCCGTTGTAGATGCCGTAGCTACTGAGAATGGCGACGTGATATCACCTAGCTGTTTGGCACCGGCCTTGACTTGGGTCAGATCCAGCACAGGAGTAATTACTGGATTTGAATCAATATGATTCAGCGCCACAGACGAAGCCTTGTCCAAGGACTTCTGCATTGCTGTGATTGCTGAATCGCCAAGACCTCCAACGACAGTCGTCATCTTGTTTTGCGAGTTGGTGAGACCCACCGCAAATCCATCGACAGTTTGCCCACCCATCTGAGCAAATATCGCTGAAGGAGATTTGATTTGTAGCTTCTTCTTGAATGTGGTGATCATACTGTCTGCCAAACCAGCAATAGCTTTGTTAGCCGAGCCAGTATTGTCAGCGATACCCTTATTGATACCGAACACCAGATTTGCGCTGATGTTATGACCACTACTCTGAGAAGTTGCTGAAGCTGACGCAGCGCCGTGCTTGATCTCGAATTCCAGCGCATGCATGATCGTATGAGCCAGATTCTTCATGTTCTGAGCAACTTGCTTCATCTGCTTTTGAATACCGTCAACCACAGCTTGTGCTGCAGCAACACCAGCACCATAGAGCTGATCGCCAGCAGTCTGAGCTAGACCATTACCAGCCGTTGTAAGTGCTGAATCAAGCTTGTTGATTGACTGAACACCAGTCTGGCCCGCCTCGAGAAGCTGCTGTGCAAATGGAAGATCCACAGGACCCTCGCTCAGCAACTTCATGTACGTGGCATTGTCCAGACCAAGAGTTCTCAGCTGCTTCAACACTGCTGCGTATTGCTGCAACTGAGTAACTTGGGTCTCGAGATCAGAAATATACTTCTGAGTCTGCAGACCCGGATCAGTGATTGTCGAGTCCAGAGTCGGCAACGTCTCAAACGACTGCTCATACCCCTGCACTGCAGAGGCTTCAGTCTGTTGAGCGTTTTGCAACGCAGTCTGAGCATTCTTGAGTTTGTTGGCCAGATTTGCGTACGAATTAGCCAATCCCTCAAGCTCGGTCCGTTGACTGTTCATACCACCAGTCAGCGTTGACCTGAGAGCAACTAGACGAGTAAGCAATGCTGACTCACTCGCAATCGTTGCCTCATACCCAGCCCGTGTTGCTTTCGTTGCCGTCTTCAGGCTTGTCTCAGCCGATTGAATAGCCGAACTTGCAGATTGGATCTGTGTGGTCAGAGTGTCATGGAGTGTCTGGAACACACCTTGAATCTGGTCCTTTGTTCCTGCCAGACCCTTTGCAAAGCCCTCACCGACATATTTGCCGATGCTGTACATGACCTGAGACGGAGACCTGATCTGGAATATCTTCTTGGTGTCATCAATCAGTTTATTGGCGATCTTTGACATGGTGGCCAAAGTCTCTTTACTATGCTGGTCAAGACCTTGTGTGAAGCCCTTCATTGTCCACATACCAATTTCATGGAATATGGTTGAAGGAGAGTGAATGCCAAGACCCTTCTTGACACCACCCACAACGCCACTGACGAAGTTGCCAATAAAGCCAAGCGGTGAGCTTGCCGCCTGTCCAAGTGCATTACCAAAGCCCTTAGCGGCCGCCTTACCCATATTGATGAAAGCAGTAACCATCAGTGGTTCATATTTGGTAATGCCTGAAGCAATACCATTGAAGAAATTGATCACAGCTTGAGCACCCTGATCAATCAGCTTGATTGCCGCAGTCGATAGGCCAAGCAGCAACGAACCAATTATGTTCGCTCCCTGCTTGAGCAGTCGAGGAATATTGGCAGCAATGCCCGCGATGAACGAGGCAATAACCTTGGCCCCAGCTGTGATGACGCCCGGCAATTTCGATGCGATTGCATCAAGGAACGTGACAACCGCCTTGGCACCAGCAGCAACTACCTTGGGAATATTGCTGATCAGTCCGTTGAAGAACTGAACAATTACCCTAGCTGCCGATGCAATAACTCCTGGCAACTTGCTTGCAAGTCCATCAAGGAACTTCTCAAGAGTCTTAGCCCCGGCCGCAATAATCTGCGGTAGTTTGCTACTAAGAGCATCCAAGAAGTGAATGACGATATTTGAGACCTGTATGGTGACCTTGCCGATAGCACTGGCAATTCCACTAAGCAGCTCTTCAAGTAGTCGTACACCTTCCTTGATAATCGGACCCGCATTATCACGCAGTACCTTGATGATGGCCAAGATGACCGCACCAAAGGCAACGGCAAATTTAGGAGCAGATATGATGACAGCCTTGAGTAGATCACCAAGAATCTTCGTCAAAGCGACCACTAGCTCAGGACCATGCGCAGCAATTGCCTTAGCAGCAGCAACGAAGCCGTTGGCCAGACCCACAAATAGTGGTGGGATCGCTTTAGCCAATGCAGCGATTGCGTCACCAAATTCATGGATACCCTTACCACCAAGAGCTACCAATTTGCCAATTCCGGTGACAAGCAAGTCGACACCGAGACCAATACCAGCAAACCCGGCGCCAGCAAGAGCCACCGCAGCACCGAAGCCCACCAACCCAGCTGTAGCAGGCTCGAGAGCGTTAGCAGCCAATGCAACCGCTGTGAAAGCAATTGCAAGAGCACCTAGGCCCTTGGCTAGATCACCGATACTCTGATGACCCAGGGCAATAACACCCTTAGCAAGCGTATTGATTGCGAAACCAATAACCGCAAGCGCCAGAGCACCCTTAGTTGCACCTTCCACACCACGGAGCGCAAGAACAAGAATTCCCAGCGAAGCCGCAAGCCCTCCCAGGCCCTTAGCTAGTGAAGTCATGCTCAGAGAGCCAAAGCCAGCTACGGCCTTGACAATATGCCCGAGTGCGAGTGCGATCAGATCCAGACCAACAGCCTGTAGAGCCAAGCTCTTCGGCATTGTCCGAACTGCTAGACCAATCGCTGTAAGTGCAGCAGCCATGGACAGAATACCCTTACCAAGAGTCTTCAGATCCATACCACCGAACTTAGCAACCGATTTTGTCAGCAGAAGCATGGCTGTGGCTATCGCAAGGAGACCAGCCCCAATCAGGACCATTCCCTTGGGAAACACATTTGCAGCCAGACCGATTGCTGTAATCGACACAGCAACCGCACCGATGCCCTTAGCTAGGACTTTCAGATCCATCTGGCCAAAGTCCTTGACGGCTCGGGCAAGAATGATCATGGCACCGGCAATGGCTGTCACACCAAGGCCCGCGCGGATCATTCCAGCCGAGTTGGCTGACAGCGGAATCGAAGCAACAGAGATTGCGGTAAGAAGAGCGGCTACACCAGCTAGACCCTTCTTCAATTGATCCCAACTTAGTCGTGACAGCAAATATACAGAGCCAACTAGCCCAGCAATCGCTGTAGACAACAGGATCAAACCGCTGGCCACAACTGGTAATTTGAGACCGGCGGCACCACCAGAGATACCCGACAACACCTTGAGCGCAGTCAGCAGTTCAGCGAAAGCAACCGCCAATGCTCCAAGCGAAACCTTCAGCTTCTCACCATCAATGGTTGACAGAAGAGCCAGAGATCCGGCCAGAACACCGATCGCGATCGCGATCTTCTCGAGCGCATCGGCCTTCAGGTTCTTCTGCATCCCTTCAAACGTGCCGGTCAGAGCCTCGAATGACTCTTTGACCTTGCCAATTAGGCCACCGCTAAGATCAAGCTTAAAACCTGAAGTGATCTTAGAGACGAGCTTTCTGAAGAGCAGGAATATGCCGCCAAACAGGCCAACATTGACTGCAGTAAGAGAGGCATTCCAGTTGACACCCTTTAGCGCCGACCCGATGTCTGAGCCTATGGCGGAAAAGAACCGCCGGACATTTTGCCCAGCTTCATCGAGCTTCGTTCTGATGGTGTCGGCTCCGCTTCCAATGCTGCCGAACGTACCACTGATCTTGTCAGCTTCCTTGCTTTGGAACCCATTGAAGAGCCCAGCAATTGCGGCAGGAATCAAGCCAAGGAAATGCGCAGCCTCACTGACATAGTGACCAAGATCCTGGAAGAAATGGGTGAACGCCCCACCCTTACGAATTGCCTCATCCAGTTTCTGTAGCCAGTTGCCAATGGCGGCTGTTATGGCAAGAAAACCCCCGGAGTTTTTTCGGCCTGCGCTGAATAGATCGCCCAGCACATGGAACAAACCCACAACGATCTGACGACCAATGTCAAAGACCGCAAAGATGCCTTTGAACGTATCGCGCAGCTCAGTACCAGTCTTGGTACCAACCCTGAGTGAAGCGGTGATCTCCTTGAATTTCTCCGCAAAGGTGACAATTGCATTTGCAGTCGTCTTGGGGAAAATGTCCCGGAAGGCTTCCTTCAGTGGTGTTATGACAGAGCCAATGTCCTTACCAAGATTCTTGAACCCTTGGATAAAATCAGAGCGGGCTCCCAATTTGACTGCTTGTTGTAACAACGTATTGAAGTGGTACAACGGATTGGTCAACGCGTTCTCAAAGAACGTATGCAGCGATGAGAACAACGTCTTGGCCTGACCGATGTTGCCGAAGATTGTTTTGAAGATTGCACCGTAAGCGGTGGCAACTTCCTCTTTCAACGCTTGCGTCAGCTGACTGAAAGTCTTGATCTTGGTTGCAGCTTCTGTGGCAACCTTGGCCTGAGCTTCGATTGCCTTGATCTGTTCGGCTGTGAAGCCCTCAGATGCAAGCTTGGCCTTGCTGATCTGACCCGTGAAGTTTGACAGCGTTGTTGTCAGAACCTCGGACGTCAACCAAGATGGCTGGCCCTTCTTCGGCGTCAGTGAGTTGCGGAACGCATTACCATTGATCGTAAGCGAATGCATCGGACCAACAGACTTGACTGCGTTCTTGTTGATCGTCCCCATCGCAATGCCGGTTTGTACCAATGCATTTTGAAAGAGCTTACCACCAATGCCCGCGTTGACAACCGAGTTCCAGTCCTGAAGATGCACCTGTCCAGCAGCGATTGCCTGTGACAGCTGGTACATCGCCGACGAAGCCTGCTGAGCACTCGAGCCTGACGCAGCAGCCAGGTTGGCAATGCCCTCAATCGACTGCTCTGACGTTTTGAGGTTGACGCCAGCAGCGGTGAAGGTACCAATGTTCCTCGCCATATCGCTGAAGCTGTACACCGTTTTATTGGCGTAGATCTGCAGCTGGTGAAGAACATCATTGATCTGCTGCATGCCCTTCGCGCCTTTAAGACCAGTGTTGGCCGTAATGGTTTGAACAGCATTGATCTGCTCTTCGTAACTCGCGAAGCCTGCTTTGATCGGATCGATCGTAAAGGCTTTGGCAAAGGTGATCCCGGCATTGACCGCACGATTGGTGATGGAGGCAATGGCAGAGATTCCAGCAAGCTTGAGCAAACTAAAATGATGAACAGAATCAGAAATCTTGGACGCCATACCACCCATACTGAAACGTCCAACCTGATTCTCAAGCTCTGAGAGACCCTTAGAAGCACCACCAAAACCGAGTGCCTCCTTCAATCGACCAAGTGTCCCAAGTGCATGCTCTGCACCTGATTGGAACTTGTCACCCTCAAAGCTCATCGCTACTACGCGATCATCAATTTCCGCCATTTGTCACCACCTTCCAGGCTTCGTTTGCGATTTCATCGAATATCGGTCTAATAGCAGGCATGATGTAATCAATACCCTGCACATAGCCGCCATTACGAGTTCCATGACCATATTGAAGAAGGACCGCAATTGGCTCTCCGTTCCCGTCAACATGCCGGTTATGCCATCGTATGGACCAATATCCCTTGCGATGGACAAGCTCGTAATACCAGGAGTTTGCGGTCTCACCAGTGTCTGTTGGAGTTGCGGCAGCTAGAGCAGCGACACCACGATCTCCGTATGCTCCTAAAGCAGCAGAAATATCTTTCGTAGGGGCAGTACGTAGAAACTCTTCAGTTTTGCTCCAGTCACCATGGCTCGTAAAGCCGATCTTCATTACCCAACTCGGTGGACGGACATGATGTTGTGACCTAGTTCGTTATGGAGTGTATGTTGGAAACCGTAGTAGTAATCCAACTCGAGGAAAGCATCTGCAGGAAGATTGAAAATCCCCGAAACAGTGGAAACCAAAGTTTGGCTCAGAGAAGTGTCAAAATTCACTGTATTTCCACTAACTACATCACCACTATCTGCTGGGTCTCCACCAATTCCAATTTCAGCTCTCATTTGAGCAGTACGAACGGTGTTTCCTGAAGTGAAATTTACAGAAACATTACCTTCAACAGCATATAGGCCGCCTTCAAGAACTTGAATTCGACCTGCGCCAGGACCATTCCAGTACAGAATAGTTTCATCAGTACTGAACTCTTGTATGTTGAGAACAACCTGGCCCAAATGAAAAGCAAACCCAGATGGCGGAGCAGCCACAGCGTCAGCTGTTGTACAGCGAGTCTTGACTCCAGCCATACCAGCAAGGGTACCCGTATCACCCTTAGCTCCACGAACATTACCAGCATTTATCGCAGAACCATCGTTCTTCACAATGACAAGATTATCGCCAACAACAGACGCCGATGCCATCTGGTCGTTGATGATTTCTTGCATCCTTGCAGCCGTAAGGCCGGTAACTGCCGCCATGATTACTCCTTACGAGCTGAGAATGGTTTGAATTGCTGTGATCAGAGACTGAGCATCTGTCAAATTTGGATCTGTGGTGAAAGTGCCATATAGAAGCTCTTCGATTGAAGCCATCTTGAACACATCATCAACCTTTGCTGCGTCAACCAGAATATGCGCACTAGGTCGACGATTTGTGATGTTTCCAGGAATAGAACTCAACGTCCACTCAAACTCGATTGGTGAGATCTGGTCTGTGATAGTCGCGTAATCGACATTGGCCGGAATGGCCTGAAGATTGAACACCACATGAATGATGTAGTTCTGGTCAGTCTCTGATGACGAGATCTCAAACGTGTTGTCGTCAATCCAGACAACATTTGCGCCTTGAATCTGGAATTGATCACCAAGAAAGAACTGTGCCCCTGGACCAGATGCCGTCCATGTTCCATCACCATTATCAGTGACGACAATGGCCGATTGGGTTTGCAGATTGATCTGCTTCTCGTTCTTGCGATATGAACGCCAAGAAAGATGGAACGACCCAGCGGGTTGGTCCTTGAGAAACAGTCCGGTGCCTAGTTCAGCAGTACCCATCACAGCTTCGAACTCATCAGGATATGTGAATGCCTTGAGTGTGCCAGTGAAGTCGCCGGGTATCTGCTGGTTGAGAAAGAGACGGCCGTCCATGTAGAAGGGCTTAGTCGATTTTGACGTGGTATCGGTCACACTTGTCAAACCGTTCCACGGAACCGCCGTACCATCCGTCAGATACAACACACCATGATCAACGCCGTAATCGTGGTTACGGGAACCCGGCGTGCTCCATGTCAGGGCTGTCATGTCACCTCCGTCAGCCGGTTGAGTTGAATCGTGCTCTACGTTCTGCATTAAGCCTGCGCTGTTCAGCAGCCTGATCAGCACGACTCATTGGCTTAGGCTTATCCTGTTTAATGTTGCAGATGCGGATAAGTGTGAACAGCCTATTGAGATGCCAGGTCTCGCATTCGAACGGAATGTTATAGACCGTCATCCAGTAGTAGATCAACTCTGAGGTAACAATCTCCTGTGATCGTTGAGGTCTTCGTTCACTGAAAGTAGTAGCACTCATCGTTGAATCAATGTATAAATTGATTTCCTGAAAATTCTCCCCGGAGAGTTTTTTGAAAATCGTTTCCGGAATATCAGGAGTGAGACACATTGCCTTTACGTAACCCACAATCTCATCTACAGATTTTGGATCATTCGTAAGGAATGGTTTCTCAAATTCTGACTCCCATTTTGACAGACTGACCAGAGAATGCTCCAGTTCTAGTACAACGTCCCCGGAGGTCTTGAACTCAGACGTTGTTTCGTCAAATACTTCACTACCTAGAACTGTAAGTTTGAGCATTCTCTGGCCTTTCTGCTATCGACTAGAAGTCGTACGTCCAGTCGTTGTCGCCGGTGATCTCGTAACCAGCGTTTGCCTGCGCCGTGATGACCGCTGTGTCGCCATCGGCAAGAGCGGGCTGTGCACCCGGATCCTTGCGGACACCGTTGATGAACCACGAGACACCAGTGACCGCCGGAAGCGTGAGCACATGCGTGCCCGCGTTGTACGCCGGAGCATTGGCTCCAACCAGACGGACCATCGTGACCTCACCAGCGAACATCGCAACGACGTCATCCGGAAGCGGAAGATACGGATCCGTTCCATCCGTGCCGTACAGCGCGTTCTCGAGCGTTGTCAGCTCGTCTGCACCGACGATGGTCGAGTCAACCACGATCAGCGACGTCGGCTTGAGCCCCGTCACCGCAACCGGAATCGACTCAATCGCCCAGCTGAACGCGATTGCCGCAGGCTGATCGTTGATCGTTGTGTACGCCTTGGAGGTCGGGGCCGCGGTCAAGCCGTACACAAGGTGCAGCTTGTAGCCGTGATCCGTTCCTGCCAGATCGTTACCGACCTTGGTGCGGTAGCACAGACCGAACGTCTTGCGAGACTGCTGACCGATGCGAACACCGGGCTGCGGTTCGTCGGTACCATCGCACTGACCGAACTCGTCCGGGTACGTGAATGCCCCGATGGTGCCCGCGAAGAACTCCGTCGAGATCAGGTTCAGGTACTTCGTGTTGTCGGCGTACTGCGGAGTCGCGGCAGCACCCGTGGGAGCCTCCGTGACATCGGTGAGACCGTTCCAGGCGAACCCGTTGGCGTATGCCCCCGTGTCGTCCGGAATGAAGAGAACGCCCTTGTCGACGCCAGCTTCATACAGGCGCTCGCCGCTGACGTCCCATGCAAGCTTTGACATGGTTTCCTTTCAGAAATATAGTCTGAAGACGAAATGATTTAGACCATCAGCCACGAAGAAGCGGCTGAATGCGCAGAAGCGCATAGCTTCTATCTGATCCGGGATTTCACTGTCCGGATTTCGATCAATTACTGTCAGCTGATAGCGCTTAGACCCGTGGTAGGGAATATCATCAGCGAAATCAACTTTTGAGAAGTCGCGTTGATAAACAATGCAGGGATACTCCATTGTCACATTTGCTTGGGGTTGGAAATACGCGTGTGGTGTTACTTCAACCAACGCGGTGTGTAAATCAGACCGGGATCGGCCCATTGTACACCTCCCCAAGATATAGAATGAGTCTTGGACGATCAATCGTTACTGTATTAACCGTCCAACGAACACCATTCCACACTACATAGCGAATATTCGAAAAGTTTTCATTCGCATACGCATCAGCAACGACACTGATGGAGTTTGAAAGGGTAATGGTTTCTGCAACTTCATTACCCTGAGCCGCCCGGAGTGCGTTATTTTCGACATCACCGTAATATGACTTCTCGGTAATGACATCTTCCCACACCCCGGGCGTTGTCTCCACAGTATCGCCGTAGCCGACTGCACCGTGGAACCTCATGGTCTACCGGGCTATGCCTGGTACTCGTACGCCCAGAAGTCCTCGACGTCACTCTCGAAGTAGTAACCCGAGGCCGGAGTCGCGCGAACCGTGACCGGCGAAACGTCTGCGCTGGCGATCGTCGCAGCACCACCAGTAACCGTGACCGGAGTACCGGTGGAATCCGTGACCGTGTAGGTCACATGCGCCTGGTTGATGCCGCTGATCGTGTTGTCAGCCTGCGTCGGAGCAACCGGCGTCACGAGGACGTTGGCACCCGCCGTCTTCTTGACCACGATCGCAGACCTGATCTTGGTGAGGGCACCGGAAACCCGGGTCTCGATCAGGTACTTCTGCTGGTTGTAGTCGATGTCGAAGAAATCAAACATGTTGATCTCTCCGCCCTTGTCAGCACCGATGTTGTAGTCCCTGAGGTTCACGATAATCCCCAGGAGATTCGGCTCCGACTCGAGCGCCTCGCATGCAACGATGCCATCGCAACCGATCTCGGCAGCGACGTCGGCAGCGGTGCGGTACAGACGTCGACCCAGCGTGTCTCGGGTGAGCAGGAGCTTCGTGAGGACGGGCAGCGTCGTGTAGAACGTCGGGTTGCCCGAACCGCGGTAGAACCGCATCGCCGAGACAATCTCATCGGTGACCTCGTTCATCGAGGAGCTTGCATCATCGATGTTGACGAACACCTCGGCCGCGTACAGCTCATGCTCGTTCATGATCGAACGGATACCGGCACCATCCGTAACAGCGGCCGGGTCCTTGATCTTGTCCTCGTCGTCGACGTCACGACCATCGCCGATGAGGATTGCGCGGGCGATTTCCTCGTCGAGCATCATCCGCATCTCGACCTGAAGCCAGGCCACGACGTCGAAGTCGGTGATGTCGATGATGTCGTCACGATCCAGCTTCTGCTTCTTGTAGATCGTGGTCGGAGTCGTCGTCCGACGAGTAACGCTAAACCATTCCTCCTTCTTCAGGTTGCCCTTGATGTAACCCTTGGCGCGAGCCTGCTCCTGGGTCAGATCGGCAACCAGCTGCTTGATCCGGCTGAACGGCGTGTGGCTGACGGCGCCGAGAACTCCGGCGACCCACTCGATGCGACGGGTCTGGAACTGCGGCGTCGACTGGAGCGCCCTGAACTCCGGGAACAGCAACTGGATGTCGTTGATCCCGTGGGCGAGAGCGTACCGCTCAACAGCTTCCTTGAGGGAGCCGTTCTTCTGCGCGTCGGCAACGATTCCCTTGACGGCGTCGTGGCTGAGCGCGTACTTCGGGTCCCCTGCCGCAGGCGCGGTCTGAGTGCCCGCGTTCTGCTCGAAGACGTTCCGCGACATATGAGTTCCATCCTTCTTGTTCTGAGTTGATGAAGCATCAGCCGCGGTGGCAGAATGCTCAGCTGAACTTGAGGCGCTTTCCATCGCTGCGCCCACCATGTAGTGAACGACGTTCTTCTGCTGGTCGTTCATCGAGTCGTAGACACTCTGGACGGTATCGCCGTCACCATCCGTGTCCCCACTCTTGTCTCCATCGCCATCCGTGTCGGCCGTCTTGTCCCCATGGGAGATCTCGAGACCGGTGTAGACGATTGCCTCATCATCGATGGTGACCAAGTCATCACCATGCTTGAGGACGAGATTGTCGATCAAGGCTCCGGGGTTGGCACCCGCCAGTACCAGACTGACTTCACGGATGATGCCGTGCATGACTGCCGACGCCTTCTCCTGAAGCTGGTTGGCGAAGATCGACAGAGCCTTGATATCGCCATGCTCGACCAGCTGCTTGGCGTTCTTGGCCTGCTGTGTTTCATTGAAGAATCCGTGAGCATACACCCCTTCATCTCCGCGGTTGTGCAGCAGCACGTGACCGAGCACATTGCCCGGATCGCCGTGATTGTGCTGCCAAACCAGAGGAACTGTCGTCTGATCCTGGTGCGCGAACGCATTCGCAGAGATCGTGCGACCGTCCGAGCACTTGATTCCGACCTTGGTTGCCCAACCACTGAAGTCGGGCTTCCGATCAGAGTGCATGAGACTGCCGCCAACGCTCAGCTTGGCTTCCATTTTGACTGATCCTTTCGGGATTGGATAGTTGGCGACTAGCCGATTTTCTTGGCCGCAGCCAGACGGCGCTGTTTCGCCACTGCATCTAGAAGGTCCTGCTTTGTGACAGCAATTTTGTCTTGAAGACTATTGATCCTCGTTGTCGTAGAGACAGGAGCCTTCTTAGTAGTTGTAGTTGCGGCCTTTTTGGTGCTGGCTTTTGCTTTGTTCGAGATCTGCTGCTTATGTGTCTGGCGATACGTCTTTGCCTTTGCAGCAGCTGTAGCTTTCCCAGCCGCAGTTTTAGATGCTGGCGTTTTTGTCTTGCTTTGTGAAGCAACCAGCGCTTGAAGTTTTGTACCCAAATCTTTGAGTCTATTTTGAATCGTTGTCACACGATGAGCCGCATAAACTCGTTGCTCAGTAAGTTGTTGACCAGTCAGTTTCTCAACTGTTCCATACTTCGAAACAACTGAATAATCCTGGCCAGATCCGTGACGTCTACCTTTTAGATGACGAGTACGGATGTAATACTCGTGAGCTTTCTGTGGGTTATACGGTGCTCGATCATGAATGAGCGTTTCACCATTAGGAAGAAGCATTGTCTTCCGCCGATGAATCGTCTAGACCAAGATTGGAGAACGCATCGTTAATGGCGCTGTCAATCTGGTCAAACGAGTGGCTCATTGTTGCTGGATCATTTGGGGGAGTTGAACTGTCATCCGGCGGTGGAGTTGAACCATCATCCGGAGGCGCAGTTGAATCTCCAGTTGAAGCTGGTAGACCACCGTTTGGCTGAGGCATGTTCTTGTTACTCAGCTCGTCAGCCTTCGGATCCTTAGACGGCTTGACACCAATGACCTGACGTATCTCGTTTGCAGCCAGAATCTCGTTACGAGAGAACTTGTCTGCAATGTCTGCAATACCACCATCGCCACCGAGTGGAAGAAGCTTGAACACGTCACGGAAGTACAGAACTGACTGTCCTTGTGTACGTGCAGTCTTGGTCAAGAACTTCCGCTTGATCTCTTCTGTAATCGCGGTCACGATTGGCTCGATCGTGCGGTTCCAGTAGTTCAGCATCTCGGGTTCCCCAGCAGTACCGTTCATGACGTTGGTAGTAAGACCCAACTGTTCATACAACAGTCCCATCAGATAAGTCACCTGATCCATCAAATTGTTGGTGACTGGACGATTCAACTGGGTGATCTTCTCTGTGCCATCGGCATAGGCAATACCGTACTTACTACCGGTAAGTTGGAACTCGATGTCCTCTCGCCTTTGCATAGCCTGTGCTCGTCGAGCCTCAGACTTGACAACATAAGGAAGCTGAATGATCAGATCCAGTTTCCCAGAAGATGACTGATCATCAATCGCATCCAACAGATTCAGTTTATGAACAAGACGCTTCAATGTTGAGTTCGTCTCATTCATGACCTGGTAAAGCGGATTTTCGATGATCGCCACCATGTTCTTCGGCAACGTCACTTCTTCCTTAATACCAGTCTTCTCGTTATACACGCGTACGCGCACGTACTGAGGATAGAACTGGATCACTTCGCCAACGCGGATGGTGTTGACATCCCAACCACCACTCAAAAGTGGACTAATTGTTGTGTCAACTGGAACAATTGCCGCTACGCCCGTTTCAAGCAATGTAATTGTCAAGTCTTGACGAAACATCGTCGCGGCCTGATCAATGTTTGCTTCAACGGTGAGACAATTGTTTAATGCGCTAGGAATCGACTCCGTGTACCGGCCCTGATCATCAACACGACAGTGTTCCATAACGATTGATGCAACATCAATGCCCAATCGTGTATAGATCGCGGAGATGATCGATCGTTCGGTCGAAATAAACAGTGTCGGACGATCCGGACGTCTTGTGGTCGCTGGACCAGGGTATTGCGTTACCTGGAGCGGTCGTTGTGGGTTACCTGCGAACGCATTCCAAGCGTGCTTTAGCCTGGTCGACATTTTGGCCACGCATCACCTCCTTTCGCTAATCGTGTTACCCTAGAAATACACCAGAGAACCAGGACTGAAATGCATTCGCACCGTTGGTATCGGCCAGAACAGACACATCAGCATAATCGGTTGTTCCGTTGAATGCAACGAAACATGACCCACTAAAAAATGGCATTTGGACTGTTGGGGACCGAAAATGCCCATCACCAACTACTGCGCCATTCTTTCGAATACGCAACTCTACCCAACTACCACCATTTAGAATACCCTGATAGTTAACCGTCAGTAAATATAGACCAGCAATTAGTGGAGTAAACCGGTTATTACCACTAGTAGCAGTCCACGTAGGATCGGTGTCGTAATCTGAGTTATTATGAGCAACCTGAGCTTCAGCGATCTGGGCATAGACCCCAGCACCAGAATGATACTTGAATCGATGCGTAGAAAGAACGCCAGTAGCACCCGTTGGCCCCGTAGCGCCAGTTGCTCCTTGAGCCGCCAGTGTCGTCCAGTTCGATGGAGCAAACGGCATTGCAGCAGCCTGTTTCAGAACCAAACAGATCTGCGCATCATGCTGACTGGTTGCACTTGTGAAGTTCGGGTATGACCCCGGAGAAAATGCACCAGACACACCGGGGATAACATCCTGAGAACCGACAAGATGTCCGGTAATCGTATTTGTACCACCACTGACACCAACGCCCGCACCTGCGGCAAGCCCAATAAACTCAACCGCAATGTCACTGGCGTTCGTCAGTGTTGCAGCAATATCGGGCCAACTAGTTGTAAGCGATCCAGTGTTGGGGTTGACTACCTGCTCGACGGTGGCATTTCTATACACCTTTGCGCAAGCACTTGCAGCGACTGCACTAGTATGCTCGAGAGGAAGCGTAACGTTAGCTGTAAGATCAGCGAAGGCCAACGTTGCAGTCCAGACATTGAGCCCCAAATATCCAGCGCCACCAATTGAACTTGCCTGAAGTGTAAACGTCGTACCACTAGGCAATGTGGGTAAAGTTGTGAAAGCAAACCCACTAGTATCAACAGCAGCAATGACAAGCAAATCGTTAACCTGGGCGCCAGCAGGAACAGCGATTGTCGCTGATGCATCAACTGCACCAGATGCAACAAATGAAATTGCACCAGGAGCATTCTGCGCACGAATACAACGATACGAGGATCCGTTGTACGTCGTGGCATCATTAACTGCTTGGGCTAGGGTACCGGTATAGACATTTTCCTTCCAATTCAAACCAGCAGCGCCCGCGGCGCCGGTTGGCCCAGTTGGGCCAGTAGCACCCGTTGCACCGGCAGCACCTGTAGCTCCCGTGGCACCCGTGGCGCCAGTTGCACCCGTTGGGCCCGTAGCTCCAGCAGAACCAGGAGGGCCAGGAACACCCTGAATACCCTGTTCACCCTGTGGACCTGCTACTTCATCATCGATACCACCAGCACCAAGCTTTCCAGCCGTAATGTTTGGTGCCAGACTGAGTACTGCCTGAAGATCTGTATCATCAGGAATTGAAAGCGGATTGCCGTCGGCATCAACTAGGGTGAGTCGATCTGCAATCGCTGATGGGTCACTCTCATCACGAGAAATAACCGCTATCTGTGTGATTGGACCTGTTGACATAGGTTAAGAGCCTTGTGTTGAAGAGAGTGGAAGAGGAACGTACTTACCTTTGACAGCATCGAAAGCCAGAATATAACCATCCTGTGCTCCGGTGAAATCAAAGAGCGACGCGAAGGCCAGAAGCCCTGAGAGATCAACAGGATTCCCATCTTGATCAAACAGTTGCAGCTTCATTGGCAAGCGCTCAGTAAATCCCTCAGTGTCAACCGACCCACCAGGAACAATGATCGCTTTAGCTGGCTCTGATTCCATAGTCATTACTCAAACGCCTCCTTATTGGCTTTGAAAGCGATGTAGGCGTCCATAAGTGCCGCCACGTTATCGATCTTTTCATCTTGGCGTTTCTTGAGAAGCTTACGATTGCCGTTTGTATCCTCAAGTGTGATCGCGTTACCCATTGCAAACGTCATCAGCGCTTGATCAAACAGAAGCATACGATCTTCGCTTAGTTTCTTCAGTTCGCCAAGTGGAACCGATTCAGTTCTGGCACCCTGAATGACTTTCTCAATCCCGTAAGGGCCGTTCTCCATCTCCCAACGCTCAACAAACTCTTTGGCGTTGTATGGGTCGTAACCAAGGGAGCGAGCGTCATACTCTGACTTCTCAATGAAGGAATCCAGATCGTCATAAACCTCCATCATGTCCAGAACAGTACCGGGCATGATATGAAGACTGGCTTCATTGATGAACTCTTCGTACTTCTGACGCATAGCCCCAGGTAGAAGCATCAATGTGCGTTCGGTAATGTAACTCCGGGTCTTGACACCATACTTTTCGCCGCCAAGTGGAAACAAGAAGGTAAAAGCACAGAAGTCATCACCTTGCGAAAGATCTGCTCCTACCGCGCACGGCATTCCGTGGAAATTCTGACGGCGATGAGGAAGCGTCTCTTCATAGGTGAAGAAATATGTGTATCCCTCCATTGGGATCCCAAATCTCTTTGCCAGAATATCGTTGCGCGAAGCGGGTGCTTTCTCTGCCCGCTCAACGTCAAGGTGATAGGTCTCATAGCTAATTGTCTGACCTAAGTTTGGTTGAGCTTTGAGCCAAGTTGCTGGATCTGCAACTTCTTCGAGTTCATCTAACTTGTAGTGCCAGATCGAGACGTGTGGCGCTTGATACTCACCTTTGAGAATATCGGCAAGTTCCAACTTGATCGTGTCACCCGAGCCATTACGCACAGTACCTTCGGACGAGATCGCAAGGATAAGGTAATCATCAAGTTTTGACGCACCTTGCTCGACGGCTCCAACCACGTCTTCACGTAGATCCCCCGAGAGCCATTCGTCAATTGATGATACCTTAGGCCGAAGGCCTTGGAGCTTGTTAATAGCCATGGGCCGAATCTCAAGAAGCGACCCTGTGAGGAAGTTTTCGACGCCTTTCTTTGTTGCTGCGAGTTTGACACGGAGAGCCCTTGATCCTGTCGTGTTTTGAAGCGAACCTTCGGTGAGAAATTTGAATAGTGGCCCGCGAGACCGCGTGATCGACGTACGAATCGGTGACATCACTTCGTCAGCCTGCTTCATCGTTGGCGCCGTTGTGATCTGATGCGTCGTCGACGTATCAACATTCAGGTAGTAGTTCTGAATGCAAGATGCATACATCGACTTTGCGGCACCGCGAGCCACTATCAAATATTGCTTTGTGGTGAGTCGCTTTTTGATTGTCTTTTTGACATAGCGCCCACCATGACCTTCTTCATTTGGCACATACACACTTCGTTCGATGAAGTAGTACCAACCAAATATCTGTTCAGCCCAAAGCTTAAACGTGAACAGCAATCGAAGGTCACTACCGTCTGTCAGCGTGAGTTCGTTCTCACAATACCTGATGAAACCATCAATTGCAGTCTCATCGTAGTAGATCTCAGGATTGGTAATGAGTGCATCAATACGGTTCATCTCCTGAGCAATCTCACGATTGACAGGGATGTCGCCCCGAATGACTGCATCACGAAACATCCCGTAATACTTCGGGGTTGCCGTATTGGACAGCACTATTACCTCCTTAGACGATGGCAGCAGTTACAGCAGTCTTTGCTGCCTTCTTTGCAAGTTGCTTTGCCAGCGCCTTGCGAACTTCCTGCTTTCCAGTGTCCTTGAGCAACTCGCCAGCGAACTTCTTACCAGACGTAGCCGCCTTCTGGCCTGTTGTTGCTGGCTGACCCTGCTTGTACTGGTTCTCAAGCTGGGTGCGCTCATTCGCTGTACGAAGTTGATGGTTAGAGACCGCTTGAATACCATGCTCCCTAACGATCCGATCAACCTCAGCTTTTCCAGCCGCATGCTCATGGATGTACTTAATCTTGGACCCGCTTTGTGTGTGGGTTTCTGCTCCCGGACCAAGGTTGTGCCCAGTGGGGATATGTTCGCTTACTGACTTGCGAACTCCCCAGTGCATTCCCTTGATCCCGTGATGGGCAAGGATTTCCTCGACTGTCACGGCTCATCCTGTCGCTCGGGATTGAATGGCGAATCATAAGCCCACGGATCACGATCTTCAGGATTGACATCATCGTCATCGTCGGGCGGAAACGGACTCACCCATGCAATGTCCTCTCGGTGAATGTTCATTCGCCACTCGAGTTCACTGATTTGAGTCGTCATTGCTGCGATGGTGTAACGAGTCGACTGTGGGTCGAACACCATACGAACCTTGAGGTAGACATACGTCTTGACCATGTTTAGACCAAGATCGTTGCCCAAAATATCACTCCAACTGGGGGTTGCGTCTTCGATCATGAAACCGTCGACAGGACCAATCCCCAGCTGAGTGAGGGTGGCAAACGCCGAGTTGATGTGAGTGATGACGTCCTGATCGAACGCCGTATAGTCCGGATCGAGACCAAGGATCTTCTTGGTCGAATTCAGGATACTCTGATCCATTGCCACCCTCCTTTCTCAGACTAGATGTAGCGCCGGATGCACATGACATCCGACCGGTAGTTGTACGGCAGCCAGTACGGTCCACCTTCGGATCCGTTACTGACAACATGCGGGACTCCGCCAGCACTCGCAGTGCCGACATTGGTGATGATGGCCGTGTGCTTGCCTGAAGTTCCCGGATCTCCGTAGAGAACCAAGTCACCCCAAGCCACCTGATGGATGTTGCCGACAGGCTGGCCGTGACTGAGCAGCGTACCAGTGTATCCACCGTTCCAGTTGTCGCCATTGACGTTGTCGGGCTGACCGAACCGGAGATGCAAACCATTCCACAAACACCAGGTGGCGAATGAGGAACAGTCAGCGTAATCCGGGAAGTGGCCTTCCTCAGATGACAGCCGCTGGGAAATGCCTTGCCAGCGAGACGACCCTTCGGTGTAATGAAGAGCCGCGGCGTTTTTCAGACCAACCAGTGCTGCGCGCCTTGTGATGGCACGAGCGATCTGCTTGTCGATTGGCCGCAGATTCGAGAGAGCCCCGCTCATGGCTGGGGCTGTCCCTCAACCGGCTGCTGAACCGCGGGCTGAGGTTCCGGTTGGGTCTCCTCGGGCTGCGGCTCATTGGCCGGATCGAGGTTGTGTTGAGTATCGACATCCGGCTGAACATCGCCAGTCGGCGGTGCCGGGTTGAGATCCTGGTCCTGCGCGTTTGGCGACAGTTCCTTGGCGTCGAAATCGTCGACTGCCGAATCGGGCTGAACTGCCTGCTCACCGGACGGGATGGGAAGACGCTCTTCCATAGTTACTCCTTTACCAAAGGTTTGTGTCGCCACTACGCCGATCAACCGGCAACGAACGCAAACTTTCTTGGTTTCCGTAGTGGATTGCGTTGTGTGTTACTTTTGTAGTGCAGACTAAATAATTGATGTCTAACGCTACACCAGCATTATGCATAAGTTGATCTTTTGTCAAAGGATTCATGTGATGAACTAACAGATCTTCGTGAATCTCGCGTCCAGCTATTCCTAAGTCACAGCCGTTGTCTCGTATGATCACCAACTGACGAGCACGACGCCATTCACGAGATGTGTAGAAGTTCTGGTTGATCCATCGATCAAATCCAAATGTGTCTCGACCAACTTGCCCACTTAGATTCAGATACTCGAATCGTTCTTCGAATGTTTCAAGACGTTGAAGTTCTCTGTAGCATCTAATCGTCTGCATCATCGTCTTCTTCAGGTGGTGCTTGACCAGAATAACTTCGCATCGCATTGAGAGCTTCGATATACATCTCTTCAACACGCTTCTGTGATTCAAGTGCTTCTTTCTTCACCTTGAGAAGTTCATTCTCGTGAGTGATTCGTTCCTGTTCAAGCTGTTCACGTAAAGACCCAGCCTTGAGGAAATGCGTAATGACCTGTGACGAGGCGGTGCCTTGGCGGATCTGCTTTTCAGCAAGCTCCATAGCCATCGAGACCATCTCATGCTCACGAGCTTCAGGAGTAGTCGCTGGCCTACGGCGTTTCGTCTCAGGTTCAGACGTCTTTCGACGTGAAGCCACCGACCCTCCTTACTTATGGCTTTGTGGAGAAGAGCTTGGCCTCTGCTTGACGCCGACGAAGAAGCCCAGCTTGCTCCGGCGTTCCCGGATCATCGTACTCAAGCAGGATCCGCGGAACCGCATCGAGATTCTTCGCATGAAGGGCACGACCAATATCATGCGACGGATCGAAGATGTTTGGACCGAGGTTGTAGGCCACGGAAACCAGTGCATCGAACTGATTCTGGTTCAGCGGCAAGTGCAGATTGTGAACTGCGGGCTCGTACTTCTCTCGAAGCTTCTTGGCGAGCAGTTCAGAAGCCTGTTCCTCCGTCAGATGAGTCGGAAGCGGACTGACATCAGCCGAAGTCGTTCCGTAACCGATCGTCATCACTCCAGTTCCGTCGTTGTACTGGCTAGAACGGAACCCCTCAAAACTCTTGATGAGATTCAGACCAGCTTTTGAAGTCGTGTGCACTGTTTAACCCCACTTTCCCAGGGCCTAACCCCGGTTTGTTTGTGCAAAATCTTCCCCCGGAGCATTTTTTGGG